TTGCCATCCTCTAACTAACGGTAATCGATAGTTTTTTCTCCTTGCTGTGGGGCGGGATTTCGGTCCCGCCCCATCCTTTTGTGGTCAGATGTCCGAGTGGTTTAAGGAACTGGTCTTGAAAACCAGCGACGCCGCAAACGTCCGTGGGTTCGAATCCCACTCTGGCCGCCATGTTTGCCGGGACTTCCCAGCTTTTTTGTTTTTGAGTGCAAGAGCTATTTTTATCGCCAATCCGGACTTGAAGAAGCAACTTTGGGGCGGGCATCTTTGGAACCCAAGCTACTTTATTGCAACCGTCAGTGATAACACGCGCAAACAAATACAAGAATACATTGCATCTCAAAAAACAAGAAACTGATGAAAGGGGGCTTCGCAGTGAAAATCACTTCCAGCTATGCTGTGGAAATCAAAAAGCAGAAAATGTTCGACAATACTATAAAGATTTATCGCGAAGCCGTTTCTTTCTTGATTGGTTGTTTTAACAAAGAATGGGATTCTATTCAAAAAGTAGAGGGTGCCAAATCTCGAAAGAGTTTTGCCGAGAAGTTAATTCATACTACAAAATACAGCACTGCTAAATATGATTTCGATGCCAAGTTTTATAAGTTCCCTAGTTACCTGCGCAGAGCGGCTATTCAAGCAGCACTCGGCTCTGTAAGCAGTTACCGTAGCAACTACAAGAACTGGGAAGCTAACGGCAAAGTTGGCAATGAGCCAAAACTCCAATGCGATAGATTCTGTTTCCCAACTTTCTATAAAACCGTTATGTTTTCTGAAAGCACCGAACCCAACCAGTGCTACTTAAAGCTGTACAGTAAAAACGATTGGGTTTGGGTTCCTATCGCAATGCGTGCCACCGATGTGAAGTACATCACGAAATACTGGTCACATTGCCAGAAGAGTGCTCCTGCACTCGAAAAGAAGTACGGGAAGTATTTCCTACGCTTTGCCTTCGAGGAAGAGGTAAAACTCTCCGATACTGAAATTCAGGATAGGCGTATCTGCGCTGTAGACCTTGGTCTCAATACTGACGCTGTGTGTAGCATCATGACTGCTGATGGAGCTGTCATTGCAAGAAAATTTATCAATTTTGCAAGTGAAAAAGACCATCTGTATCATGTGCTCAACCGTATTAAGCGTAAGCAAAGAGAACATGGGCCTAAGAGTGCTGCTGCTATGTGGCGTTACGTCAAAGCCTTGAATGATGATGTAGCGAAAAAAGTTGCCGCCGCCATTACTGAATTCGCAGTGCTTTATTCTGTAGATGTGATTGTTTTTGAACATTTGTCATTTACAGGCAAAAAGCACGGCGGCAGTAAAGCACAAAAGCTGACAATGTGGAAACGTAATTCCATACAGGATTATGTGACACAGAAGGCACACCGCTGCGGTATCCGGATTTCGCGTATCTGCGCTTGGGGCACAAGCAAACTCGCCTTTGATGGCAGTGGTGCTCTTGAGCGTGATGAAACCAATCGTGCCCTTGCAACGTTTGCAAGCGGCAAACAATACAACTGTGACCTAAGTGCGAGCTACAATATTGGCGCTCGCTACTTTGTCAGAGAGTTGCTAAAACCCTTGCCAGCGATGGTAAGGTCTCAGCTTTCGGCTAATGTTCCGGATGTTGAGCGTAGAATCCAAGTTACACTTGCCACGCTTAAAGTTCTGTATCCTGAGCTTAAAAAACTCAGTACACAAGCAGCGTAAGATGTACAGATGCTAACTGAGTTATTAGTTTTCTTGCGGTGATGGCTTCCGTCTGGACGCCTGAGCTGAGGGATTACCGTATCTTTCGTTAGAACGCCGCCACCCATAAAAGGAGCGGGAAGCCCGCGACTTTAGTCGTGGGAGGATTCACCCTGACAACGGTTGTTCGACTCGACCATTCTCGGCCAACGCTCACTTTCATGCGCATCGGAAGTGAGATTCCTCAAAGCTGTGTTCCCATAAGCAAGGCACGGAAGATGCGCGACAAGTGCTCGTAACTCAATCGGTAGAGTACCCGACTTTTAATCGGGGTGTTCGGGATTCGATTTCCCGCGAGCGCACCATGCCCGGCAGAGCATTATCTGCCACTTTTGTGGGTGTATAGCTCAGTAGGCAGAGCGGCGGACCGTTAATCCGTTTGTCGCAGGTTCAAATCCTGCTACGCCCGCCATAAGCTCCTCTGGTGAAATTGGCAGACACAGTGCGTTCAAACCGCACCGTTTTGAGGGTTCGAATCCCTCGGGGAGTACCATGTCCGGCAGTACAACAACTGCCATTTATGGGTTGTTAGCTCAGTTGGCAGAGCAACAGACCGTTAATCCGTGGGCCGCAGGTTCGAATCCTGCACAACCCGCCATATGCTCCAGTGGCGAAACTGGCAAACGCGGCGGCTTTATGTCCTGTTTTACTCTGGGTTCGACTCCCAGCTGGAGTATCTATATAGGGGTGTAGCTCAAGTGGTAGAGCAGCGGTCTCCAAAACCGCTTGTTGCATGTTCGAGTCGTGTTACCCCTGCCACAATAAGAAAAGCCGTCCTCACATAAGAGGCGGCTTTTTGTTTTGGAGAGTATACAGACCAAAAAACTAAACCACAAGTTGATTGCGAACTTGCGAAAACATGGTATAATAATATCAGAACGAAACGAAAGGAGATACCCCAAAATGCTGTGCAACACTGTTAATGTCATGTCGTATGAGTATAGTTACGAATATTCTGAGTTCATGTCCTTTGAACGCAGTTTTATTTCTCATACTCCTCGACAGGCAAAAACAGACCATGTACAGATGCGGTGCGTCTTCTAAGCGATAACTGCATGTCATAGCTGCTTGTCGAGATTTCGGCAGGCAGCTTTTTTGTTGCCTGCAATACAGAAAGGCAGCAAGAAAAAATGAACGTTCCTACTATTGATATTCAGAAAACTGGTGCCAACATTAAGACACTGCGAAAGGCAGCAGGTATCAAGGTGAAAGATGTGGCAGATACACTCGGCGTATCCACGCAGGCAGTTGCCAAATGGCAAGCTGGAACAGCGCTCCCCACCATCGACAACCTTGTGATATTGGCAGCGATGCTGGATACCAAGATAGATGACATCCTTGTCATCGCATAAACCCTCGCCGCAGGATTGCGGCTATATATGGCCCGTTGGACGAATTGGTAGAGTTGCCGCCCTTTCACGGCGGAGGTTATTGTGGGTTCGAAACCCACACGGGTCACCATGCTTCTGTAGCTCAGTTGGTAGAGCAGCGGTCTGAAGAACCGCGTGTCGCTGGTTCGATTCCAGCCGGGAGCACCATATGTGTCGGTATGCAAGAGGTTAAAGCAGGCGGTCTGTAAAACCGCTCCGTTTCGGTTCGCTGGTTCGAATCCAGCCCGGCACACCATAAGGCCCCTTCGACAAGTTGGTCCAAGTCGCCAGCCTCTCAAGCTGGAGTCGGCAGTTCGAGTCTGCCAGGGGTCACTACGTCGCACCTACGTTAAAAGGTGCATTATGCAGAGGTCGCCTAACGGTAGGGCAGCAGCTTGCTAAGCTGCCGTCGCGGAAATCGCGGCATGTGAGTTCGAATCTCACCCTCTGCGCCATCTGCTTGCTTGTTCGAGTGGTTGATGAAATCGGTCCAGAAAACCGACGATGGGAGACTGTCCGAAGGTTCGAATCCTTCAGCAAGCGCCACTGCCCTCATTCTGTGCGGTATCCGTGCAGGTGAGGGCTTTTTCTTTTGCTTTTCGCTTCGAATTTCGGACTCGAATGGCGTTAATGGTCGGATATTCTTGATTATACATGCCTTTGCTGTATGGCAAATAGCTCCAAACAGTATTGGTTTTTACACCCAATTCTTCTGCAATTTCAGGAACTGACATACCGTTCGCACGCAGCTTCCCGATTTTTTCTGATGTTTCATCTGACCAGGCCCCGGCCGTAATCAGTATTTTGCGCACTTTCTGCAATGAGATGCCTGCACGTTTGGCAATGGTTCTTCTAGGTATACCTTGCTCGTGGAGCCGGAGAACCGTCTGTATTGTCGCGTCCATCTTGTCAGTACCTCGCCGTTATCGATTTTTGTATTGCCCTAATTGTTGTACTTTAATCATACAGCAAAGCAACAAAATTGTCCAGGAAGCAAAAGTGCCTTCATTTGCCACTAATTCATCTATGAAATTTGAAGGCAGAGTACCCCGTCTATAGCCGTTGGGCTTAGGCGGGGGAGAATGTCAATTGCAAAAGAATGTGTATAAACTGTTACCATTTAACGCTTTCCGTTGTGAGAAATTGCGAATTGCGGTATAATGAAAGGGTAAAAAGTGAAAGGATTTTTGCCGTATGTACATTGATTTCACGAGCAAGCAGTACTTCTTCATTCTGCACGCTCTTGCTGTTATGATAACGTTTTATAGCAACGATTTTTCCTCTATCTGCAAAGAGGTTGGAGAGGCTTATGGAACAAGCGAAGCAGACATTGCAAGTGCTTGCGCTGCTCTGACAGCTGTGAACGTAACGGCACCTGTCAAAAGTTTATCTAACAAGTGCAGCGACATTCTGGAAGATATACTGCATCATGCACGAGAACTGCCGGGAAAGGACGCTCCATATAAATACAGTGTTAGCTTAGATGTCTCTTCCTGGAAAGTAGTTGCTGATGCACTGGATACATACTCACGTATTTTGATGGGGCAATTTGGCGTCATTTATGAAGCCCTCGATATTTCTGGTAACGATGAGCAGCACTTCCAGGCGTATCATGATGCACGCTGGAATGGGGTGGGGGTCCTAGAAGCCCGTGACCTTCTGATTCCACAGCTCAAAAAGATAAGGCTTGGTTGGAATGGGAACTTTGGTATTTCAAATTCAGGACTTGCCTACAACAGCAAACTGGCATACGAGATTCTTAAAACCATTCGATATGCGACAGAGAAACGAGATAGCTCCGTTCTGAAAGTGACAAACGAGCCGCTGCCGCGTGCTGAAGGTTCTTTCCCAATTAGAGCACTGTAATTAGATTGGAGGCTTCCAGGGTGGGCGACCACATCATTTCTTTCTTAGACATCTGCGCCATGCGCGGTCAGTTGGTTTTGGCAAAAGCACCGTCCATTCCGGCTATCGATAATAAAACCGTGTATTGTACCGGAGCTCACAAGCGAGGAGCGGACCGCTGCATTGTCCTTGACGGCGAGGAGTACAGCCAGATTCTTTTTGTTAACGGAACAATAAAACTGTATTGGCAGTGAGGTATCATTGTCAACAACCCCGCCTAAACCGGTTCGCCGGTTATAGACGGGGCTTGCGGGGCAACCCGTAAGCCCGGTTGATTAGCCTAAGTCTGCTGCTCCGGCGGCAGGAAACTACGTTGTGTACTAATAATATAGGCACCTTACTCATGCTCCACAAGTGGTGAGCTCTGCGGATGTTTGTTAAAAATCTCTGAGGGTAGGAGACGTGCAAACATCATACCGAAAGGTAAAACAGTACAACAACATTGGCGATGTGGACCACGGGGCGCAAGCCCTGACTTATCGATTCATTATTTACGAAAGGAGTACCTTGCATGAGCACTTGCGTTTGTGTTCTTAGCAACAACGGTGAACGCTTAATGCCCACCATCCGTCTTGGCAAGGTGCGCCATCTTTTGAAAGACGGAAAAGCAAAAATCATTAAGCATCATCCCTTTACTATCCAACTGCTGTATGACAGCAAAACAAACACACAACCCATCGAAATCTGCGAAGATGTGGGCTACAACTACATCGGCATCAGCGTAAAAAGCGAATCTCACGAATATGTGTCTGCCCAGTATGATACATTGCAAGATGAGAAGGAACATCACGATGATTGCCGCAAGTATCGCCGTACACGCAGAAACAGACTGCGTTACCGTAAACCGCGCTTCGATAACCGCAAACGTGATGATGGTTGGCTTGCGCCCTCTCTTGAACACAAGAAAGAACTCAACGTCAATGTCATCAAGATGTATTGCGAAGTAATGCCTATTACGCATGCAATTGTTGAGGTTGGTTCTTTCGATACGATGCTTGTAAAAGCAATCGAGGAAGGCAAAGCCACACCAGAAAGCGCAGATTATCAAAAAGGTCCCCGCTACAAGTTGGCAACTTTGCGGGAGGCGGTATTCTATCGGGATAACTACACTTGCCAGGTTTGTGGGCGCAAAGCTAATGAAGGTGCAATTTTGCACGTGCATCACATGTTTTATTGGAAAGGTCGCCATGGCAATAGTCTCAGCGAGCTTATAACAGTATGCGAGAAGTGCCATACACCAGCTAACCATCAAAAAGGCGGCAAGCTCTACGGATTTGGTGAAGATATAAAGTTCGCCAATCTTTCTGGTGCGGCGTTCATGAACACCGTGCGCTGGCAAATCGTTAATGTACTTAACGCTGCTTTTGGAAAGCCGTTCGTCACATTCACTTATGGTGCGATGACCAAAGAAAAGCGGATTGCTCTTCATCTTGAAAAGAGTCATAACAACGATGCGTATGCAATGGGCAGCTTTCATCCAGTTAACCGCTGCGCGTTTGAACATTATGAAAAGGTGAAACGCAATAACCGCATTCTCGAAAAGTTTTATGACTCGCAGTACATTGACATTCGTACAGGAGAAATAGCTACCGGAAAAGAACTCTTCAACGGTAGAATCAGCCGCAGCCATAAAAAGGATTCCGAAAACCTGCACAAGTACCGTGGAAAGAGGATTTGTAAAGGGCACCGCGCTCTACGCCGAAAAAAGGTGGCCCTCAATCCCGGAGATTTAGTTTCTCTCAACGGAGAAATTCTTGTTGTCCATGGCACTCATACCAAAAAGAATGGTTCTGTAAACGTGGAATTCAAAACTCCATCGAGAGGTGGTAAAAAATCCGCAAGCCTTAAAAAGCTGAAAATTGTTAAAACGTCAAACCTCATGCATTCTGCGTGGACTAAAGTAGCTTAAAAAACTAAAGAAAGGAGACACGGGGTATTTGGACTTACTAAGTGTGCCTCAAATGTACTCTTAGTCAACGCATTCCTCACCGCCTAAGTCGTAAGCGACTATAGACGGTGTACCCTGCGCACAAATTTTATGGAATTCGAAAAGCCAATCAAGCGCCCTATATCGTTAAAGGCTTTCGCCTCTGGGATAAGGTGCTCTATAACGGGCAGGAATGTTTTATTTCGGGACGCAGGACATCGGGATATTTCGCTTTAAGAAAATTCGATGGTACAACCATTACGAATAGCATTTCATTTAAAAAACTGCGACTATTAGAGCCTGCAACAAACTATTTAATCGAAAGGAAGTGAATGGGCAAATCCTCCCACGACTGAAGTCGCGGGTATCCTTGCCATGATTGATGATGCCCCTGAAAAACACAAATCTAAGGGCTGGACCAACGCGATGCCAAAAACAAACGAAGTTAAAAAGCCACTTGCACGAATGTGCGAACCGCCTAAAATAATAATTGCATAACAGATACCATCACTTACCTCCTAACTGAACATTAACAATCTGTCATGCTTGTAAGCAGACTCTCTTTTGAGGGCCTGCTTCTTTTTTTGTATGTATTGATTAGAAACAAAAATATTTCAGAAAGGATGAATACTATGACCACAAATACCAAGAACAGCTTTACCAGGTTCGCAGCTGCCGCAAAAGATTGCTTCTATGTGAATTCTTTTCGCGCAGACTTAGTTCAGTGCGACAGGGCCTTGAAAATGGACGGCGAGATGCACGTCGAAGCGGAATGCTGGATGAACATTTTGGATGCCCTGGACGATAACGACATCAAGATGTATGTCGATAACGAATACCGTCCCGGACTTTTGAACCCGTTCCATAAATGGTGACGCTCCAAAAACAAGTCAATAACCCACGACTAAAGTCGTGGGCTTGCGTCAGTAAGAAATCCCACCAAAAATAAAAAATACCCGAAGTGTGAAAGGAGCATAACAATGCTTAATTCAAATATCAATAAAACCCTTGAAATCAACTCGAATAAAGCCGTTCTTCTCAGCATCAAGAAGCAATGGCTTGAAAAAATTCTGAGCGGAGAAAAGACTGTTGAGGTCCGAAAAACTATGCCGTGGGAAATTAGCTATCCTTTTGTAGTATTTTGCTACGAAACCAAAGCTAACGGTGGTGCTGGAAAAGTGACTGCCGCATTTGTTTGCCGTGCCATCAATACACTCGATTGCCTGCGTGAGCTTCCGGCATATGCTATTGGCACGGAAGTGACCGAAAAGACCGCTCAATTCGTGAAGGACAGCTGCCTTACCGCAAATGAGCTGATTGCATACGGCAATAAGTCCGGCACTCTTTATTGCTGGAACGTTTCTGATGTCCAATCTATGGATATGTCGCTGCGAGAGCTCGGCGTTAAGCAAGCACCACAGTCCTGGATGTATCTGCGGATTCCTGATAACAAGACGTTCTGAACGATGTCTGTTTGGGCTGGCTACGTGTACAAGCCAAACAAAATATCAACTACACGATAAAAACACACTCGAATGAATGATTCATCGTGCGAACAACGCAGACTCTCGATTCTTGAGGGCCTGCTATTTTTTTATTTCAGGAGGAAACATCAATGATTCTTTATCATATCATGGCAGACACCGGATGCCTGCCGGACGATGTTGTTCCGCAGATACCAACGAATCGGATGAAAGGGGAGGACCAGGAAATCCCAAGAATTTGTCTTGGGCATACCCTTGACGACTGCCTGACCAGCATCGGCATTGCGCATTTTGTCTCAAAATTCCTGCTCGCTGAGCTGCGTCAGAACAAAAAATACTCCAAGGACATGCCGTTACCGTTCATTGTCCGAATGTACAACATCAAGGACGAAGACCCGAATCTCTTGACCGAGGAAGAAACACAGAAATATGTGGCGGATTCTGTCGTGACCAGTGAATGCTGGCTCACAAGATACGAGAAACCCGTCAAAATCCAGAAACTTTGGCTTGTGGGTGGTGAAGTTGTTCTTTGGCCCTATATCGTTGACGGCGTTGTATACAATTACCCAATCGTCCGTAACTCAATTTGGGCAGACAGCAAAACCTTGCCGGACCCGGAATTTCAGAATCAAATCATGGATATCACTCAGAAATGGCTTAACGAAGCCTGAAAAAGAAGCACATCAAAAACTCTTGCACATCCTTGCGAATTCCATAGTATTAAAGTTGTACGACAGATAACATCTACTTTGCACACCGCGTGCTCGTACAATTCATAATTCTGTTCTCATTCAAGGCAGACTCATCTTCATGATGGGCCTGCCTTTTTTTGTTTACAGAAAAAGGAGGAGTTCAAAACAAACCACAAATCTCAAATCACAATCTTCCGCTACAAGGAAAAGACACAAAAAAGGAGTCACAAAATGAAAGTCGAAAAGAATAATAACAGCATTTTTCGGAACAAGCATGTCCTGGTTGTCGTCGCGGTGATGTGTATTTTTACCATCATCGCCTGCATGGGTTTTATGCTTTCTGTTCCTGCACACGCAGAGGAAAACATAGCTCCCAAAACCGAACCTATCGCTTTTTCCACTCCCATTGAAACGGTGAATGAGCTCGATAAAGCGTTCCCGATAACGGAAACTTCCGAAGAAGCACAGGAGGAAATTACAACTGCTGAGGTCGAATCTTCCGATGCTGCAGAACCGGAACCACGGATTGAGACCGCAGAAGCAGCCATCGAAGAAGCTGAACCGAAACCCGAAACAATTCCAGATAATCTCAACGACAATGAGCTTGAAATCTACACAGCTCTGCGGTCCGCTGGCCTTTCAAAGGCCGGTACTGCCGCAGTGATGGGCTGCATGTCGATGGAAAGCGGTCTTAAAGCCTCGGCCGAAAACCCTTCGGATGGCGGCTATGGGCTCCTGCAATGGGCTTATAGCCGAAAGACAGACCTTTTCAACTGGTGTTATGGCAATGGCTATGACCCCAACACCGTTACGGGACAGGTGATGTTCTTCGTGTATGAGCTCAATAGCACATACAGCAAGGCCGCCAAATACTCATATCCGGTGTACGAAACTCTCACTACAAGCGACAGCCTGGAAGATTGCCTTTCGATGTTCTTCTCCCATATGGAAGCAGGAACCAACGTGATAATCTCTTCCCGCAAAGTCTATGCAGGAGGGCTGACCACGTTAGACCTGTACCGCAAACGCTTAACTGCCGCTTACAAATACTTCATTTGAATTAGGAGGAAATCACAATGAAAACAACCGTTTATCTGTCCCGAAAACTCTTGAACCAGTTAAAGGTAAAAGAAACCGAAAGCAAAGACCTTATGCTAACCCATAACCTACACAACATCATCATCAACGGTAAGCGTGTTGGCTGCTCTGGCCACATTCAGAACGTTCTCAACAATAAGTGCGTTTACGTCAGCACTGAAAAGAGTTGCTATCAGCCCTTGTCTGACAAGAACCTGGTTCGCTATGCCGCCAGTATGAAAGATTACTCCTCTGTATCGCTCGGTGCAAAAGGACGTAATCAGTTCGTGACCAATGATGAGTTGGTTGGAAAAATCATTGATATGCTCCGATAAGGACATAAACAGAAAGAGAAAAAGCTCATGAAAACCGGCATCAAGAATCAGATAGTAATAGTATCTGCTGTGGCAGCTGTTCTGCTCATTGTTATGAGCGTCTGTGCAATTGCGGAGAGCATTACCTTTGAGAAGGTTGCTGTTCTCGCTGCAAGCGTACTTGCCTTGAATAAATGCTGCGGCATCCTGTTAAATTAAGGAGAAAAAACCATGAAAAATAAATACAAAGTTGTTGCCTTGGTTCCTTTGGAGTTCTCTGTTGAGGGAAGCTCCGATTCCAAAGAGGCAATCGAATCCGTCAAAAACATTTTCGAAGCGTGTCGGGATGATAAAGACTACGCGGACATCGTTTTTGATGGTATCGAAGAGTCACTTCGTCACGACAGTATCGAGTACAAAGTTGAAGCCGTCCAGCATGAACCTGAGGTGAAGGCAAATTCCGATATCCGTTCTGTTGCCTTCGATATCTGCGACGTCTTCGAAAACTATCTCGACGAAAACGGTATTTGCATCGTTTGCGATGATGCAGATGAGGAGCGGGAACGGAAAGACAATGAAAGCGGCGCGATGCTGTACGGCATGGAATATTGGCATCTCGTTGAGGATGTCGAGTTCTGGCTGAGTCACATGAGTGCGCAGAGAAAGCCGGTCATTACTTCTAAAATTTTGAAGGCGTTCGACGAACTTCTCGTATCCAAAAACCTCGGTAACTCCGTGCCAAGCGGCGATAATCGCTATCAACTGCACTCAAAGATTCTGAGTTGCTTGCGTTCTCGTGAGGAGGGGTTGGAATGAGCACGAAAGGCTGGAACAGTCTGAAACCTATTACGACTCCTGACCAGATGCCTGCGCCGATTCATTGGAACCCAATGAACGAGGATTGGAAAATGCGGCTTACCAAAAGCCAGATTTACAACACCTCTTCTGGTTTCGATACTCAAACGCTCGATGCTATGAAGAAGCTGCATGACAAAATCCTCACATTTGGCGGGGATGAAGTCTGCATGACGGAATTTGACGAAGACGCCCCAAAAATCCTCAAACGCGGCCGGTTCTTTTATGGCAGCAGCTATATGAGAAAAGGTCAGGATTGCCAGTGCCATTACAATTCTGCACGGCTTTGGTATAAAAACAAAGACCGGTGCTTTATTGCAACGGGCTATGCTCTTTCCGAAGACGGGCTCTGGCGCTGTCATTCCTGGGTCGTTCAGCCAATGGCACGCACCGTTCGCGTGTGGGAAACCACCGTCAAGCGTGTTGCCTATTTCGGCGTGGTTTTGACCAGCGAGGAATGCGAAGACTTTGTCGAGAACAACACATAACAATTGGGGAGGTTACCCAACATGGGTGAACAACTACATTTCAGTATGGATGGTGAGTTCCTCACCGCCATTGCACGTGACTGGTTCTGGAACATGGACAAGCCGTATAAAAAGTGTGAGGAGCTGCTGCTCTCCTGCATGATGGGTGGCAACGAGGAAGAAAAAAGGCATGTTTGCCAGGACATTATCGAAGGCCGGAAAAAACTTGTTGGTGTCAATGAGTTTGAACTTGTCGATGACAATGTTCATGTTCGTTCCCTCGGGCAGAAGGTTGAGGAGCTTCAACACAAGATGCTGGTCAATCAAATTCGTGAGGATATGATTGCACATCCGCTCAATTATGTTGACCGCTTTGCTATGACTGATAGCTATGAAACGCTCTGCACCAATGCAAAACATCATTATATCGATTGCAGCTATGACGGTATCAAGTGCTTCCTCTATGGGAAAACGGGTTATTCTGATGCATTCAACAACGGTGCATGGCTTTTTACCCACCCAGACCTTGTTGCAGAATTCAATGGCGAACCGCTTCCTGAGCAGGAATCCAACCCGGAATTCTACAAAACCGATTTTTGGACCAAGCTTGCCTCTTGGATTGAAGCAAACATGAAAGGCACATCCGTTGAACGCCGTCAGCGACTGTACAACAGCTATATCAGTGATAGACCCATTCAGCATCAGCTGACCGAATATGGTCTGATTGCTCCCGATGGCACCTGGTATGCCTGCGAGTTTGGCGAGCACGCTGCCCTGGCTGGCCGCATCATCATGCGCAATCGAGAAGCGTTTGGTCTTTCTGACCATGAAGTTCTCAATATGGCGTATGACTGGAGTGGCAAGGGTCTCGATTTCCTATATAAACGCGGTTGGATTGCCATTCGTAATCCTTCGATGGGCAATACATTCCTCGATATGGATGAGACCAAAACCGCAACAAAAGCTCAAGTAAATACCATTTTTGACTATATTTCTAAATTTAACCGCTATGACATGAATGTTTCCAAGGTCATGGCTGACTAAAAAAGGAGATTTTTATTATGACTTCCAATATGACTATGACCGCTATTTCCATCTGTGATTTCCTGAAACTCATCGTGAAAAGCACGGTGAAGCATTACACCGAGGATTTCAAGCTGGACATAAAGATTTTTAAGCGCTATGCAAAAGAAGCGCAGGAAACTGGAAAGCCCGTATCGATGCTCTGGTTCTGCCGCTCTTGTGGAACGTATCTCTGCCCTGAGGAAGATGCGTACAAGAAAGATACTCCCATGTTCATCACGTTCAAATACTATGATGAGCAGGAAGAGGAAGAAGCCCGGACCATTAAGGCTTTTCTGGTCACTGTGACAGGGATGGAAGGACAAAAGCCAGTTGGCTATATCACTCCCATCAACTATGCGGATGAATGTGACCGCATTCGCCGTTACGCAGTACCTGCCGAAAAGGTCGAGCTTGTCTATGATAAAGGTTCCCTTGTCCAGAACAATGGCAACTATACGATTCTGAAGCATCCCAAGCTTGGTACACTTCAGAAAACGAAATTCTTGGCCGATGACCCTGACGCGCTTGATTATGCGCTGCATATGGCTCGCAATGAGAGAAAGGCAGGGTGACAGCCATGAAAACGATGGTTACATTGACTCACGAAGAAGCCCAAAGCTATTTGGCGTACGCTCTGATTTGCGAAACGATGGAAGGAGCCTTTTGGAATTCCGGACGCCGTCGCAGACTATACAGCAAGACGTTTACCGAAGCCGAACAGAGGCAGATTCCCCGCATCAAAGCCACTGCTCACAAATGGTGTTTGGTTACTGGTGTTCCTGAAAAGGTACGCATGAGGTACAGCACCTATTTGCTGTGGCAGAAACTCGCGATGTTCTGCGCTGAAATTTAATTTTTCATTACCGTTGCCCATTTGGGTGGCGGTTTTTTGTTGCGGATTTATGCGAACGGCCTATAATCAAAAATGTACGATAGATAACAGTTATCGAAAAGGCACCCTGCCCTTCGCACACTTAACAATGCGCTTTAGGCGAACTTCCCATTTGGGTGGTTCGCCTTTTTGCGTATAAAAGAAAGGAAATAATCAAAATGAATGAGTACGAAGCAGCAATACAAATCAACCCAACCGACGATATCAAGTTCATACTTGAGGAGCCCGGCTGCTATGAGTCTGAAATTGAAATGATGAAGGCCGGTGGCACCTATGATGCGTTTGTCAAGCGTGTCTATGATGCCATCGACTGGTCTCATCTGTTTGAGCGTATTACTCAGATGGAAAACGAAGCCATCACGGCAGCTATCGACAAATTGTCTGATAGCATGATTTGATTGTTAGGAGGTAAATACTATGTACATTCTCATTAAAAACCAGGAAGGCGAAAACATGAATCTGCTTTCCCAGAACACCGATTTCAACGCCCTGCTGGCAGCCATGAAAGCTGACATTGAGGCAGAGTACGAAAAGGCAACAGGCTCTGCGATTAACCTGGATGAAGATTCCGGCAGCGATTATGAAGTCGGTATCAACGTTGAGGACAGTGCTGCCGAAGGTTTCTGCCTCGCATCCGGGTATATGTACGGCGCAGACAGCAATTTTGACTGGGGTATTTTCAAAGTAAAGTCTCAGAAAAGCAATACCGCAGCAAAACCCTACATTGGCCTGGATATGAACAAGTTCTTTCGGCAGAAAATGCTGCTGATTGACCTCTCGGCAAAAGTAAAGGACCTCGGCTATGACCATCTGGCCGATGAGCTTTGGGGCGCAATCGGTGTCTTCGACGCTGTACAGGATTCAGCTGAAGGAGACGGTGTTTTCACTGCTCCGGAAGCGGATGAAGAAACCGGTCTGTTCCTTGACGATTTTTATAACGACGTTCTGGAAAAGATTCTGAACGCCGACAAGAAAAAGGAGGAAAAGTAAGCCATGAGACTCTACATCCAAGGCGAACACGGTAAGCTCCTAACTTTCACCCCGGAAGAAATCAAGGAAAAGCTCGGTATTCCATTCGATATCGCTGCTCTTGGCATCGAGGTAGATGATGGCGACACCACCATCAGGGCTCAGTCATACCCCAAATGGGATTATCAGAACGGGAACCCGCCCATTGACCTCTGTGTCAATGAAATGCAGGTTGGCTCACTGGCTATGCCGACGCCCAACATTCCGGCTCCCGTCATTTATCTTTATGATGAACAGGGGCAGGATGAATTGGATTGGTTTGCATGTACCAGCTTTGCACCCCGTGCATCTGGTGACGAAAGTTCTCACGTCGTCTTCTGTGACATGAGTTTTAGCAATGCGTTTGCTACCACAGACGTTTTTGTGAATCCGCGCAAGGGAATTCCTTTCGTGCAGTGTTCCACTGAGAATCAACTTTCTGATTTCAGGAAAGCTGATTCCCATGAATAATATCTGACTCGTATCTTTGCGGTCGTTCCTTTTGGAGCGGCCGCTTTTTTGTTTTTTAGTTTTGTTGCACAAATGTGCGACTCTCATAAAATGAAAATTAGGGAGGTGCTGTTTTGAAAATTCAGAGAATCATGCCTGCAACTACTCATTCCATGAAAGACGCGTTACCGCTTGGGACTATCCTGACGGTGAAAAATGTTGCAGACCAGAAATATATTGTGGTCGGCTATGACACAAGTTCTTTTCCGCACAACTACTATGCGGTTCCCTGGCCGCAAGGGTACATGGGTGAAGAAAATATGTACTTGGTAGGATTTGATGATATTGCGAAAGTTCTGTGTCGCGGCGGAATCAACGAGGAATCCAGAGTTTTCTTGCAGGCACTGGATGATGTGTTGAACGGGAGGTGACACGGTGACGGTAAAAGAGCTGAAGCATATGCTTGAGAACGCGGAAGACAATGCTATCGTCGTTGTGCGAAATAACTGGGCTCCGGCGGAATTCCTGAATACCTCTGCTCGGAAGATGGTGCTTGTGAAAGCAAATGGCAAGCTCATGACGCCGAAATGGGCCGAGGCGAGCGGGTATATCTGCGAAGGCCCTGCTATGTCGGCAATTTTATTCGATTGAGGTGAGAAAAATCATGCCCGATAAAAAAGTGGCCACGCAGGCATCTGATGGACCCTGGGAACGCGAAACCATCATCACATTCAATGACGCGGAGAAAAAAGCATCCTACTACACCTGCAACAAAGCTCGTATGGAACAGCTAAAAGAGCTTGCCAAAGAATACCCTGATGCTGTTAAAATCACGCGGGATGAGGACTGGTGTATGGAGGCAGATATGCCCAAGAAATGGGTCAAAATCAAGCCGCCTCGCAAGCTGACCGAAGAGCAATATGCGGAACTGGTCAGACGCGGCAAAGAACTTGCAGAACGGCAGCGGCAGCTAAAAAACGAAACGAAGGAATAAACCGGCTTCATATGCCGGAAGAGGAGAATATAAAATGTACAATTCTTACAGCGCATTGAATCTTTTGGGCGGTATGCTCTATACGGTGATTCTTCTGGTGGTAGCGTATTTTGTGCTCAAAATCGTCGCCAATTGGAAAATTTTTGAGAAGGCCGGGCAGCCTGGCTGGGCATCCATCGTCCCGTTCTACAGCAACTACATCGAATTCAACATTTACTGGGGGAACGGCTGGTTGTTTCTGATTCCGGTCTTGCTGAGCCTTTTGTCTGGCATCCCGCTGCTCGGCAATCTGTTCCTGGTTGTTGCCCTCATCATCGGTGCTATTACCAACTACAAGAAAGCTGTTGCGTTCGGTGAAGGTATTGGTTTCACGATTGGTCTTTGCCTTCTGAATCCGGTGTTCAACATGATTCTTGCTTTCGGCCATTATGAGTATCACGGTATCCCGCAGGATGGCTATTCCTATTCTCAGCTCAAGACCAAATATGAGGAAAAGAAAGCCGAACAGCAGAGCAACCCCAGTACTGTTCAGTACCAGGCCCCCGAAACTCCCAAAGAGCCGAGCCAGAATGTTCAGTATCAGACTCCGAATGCTCCTGCTGAAGTCAAGACCCCGCCGACTCAGCAGAATCAAAATCAGGACAATGGCTGATATTATTTGGGTCGTTGTGTTTCTCTGCGTTCTCATCGCGTCCTGCTTTGGAATGTACTATTTCCAGGGTGAGAACAAACAAAAATTTGTGTTTTGCTTTTTGCTGGTAGCATTATCTTTTGGAGTTCTTGCGTTTCGGCTCCTGGATATTGCCTACACAATGATAAACGTAGCTGTCAAAGCCGCACAATGACCTTTTTGCAATTCTCAAACTGTTTTTTGGCAGACCTTCCAACCGAGGGCCTGCCTTTTTTATTGTTGCCAGGAGGAAAATCTATGAAAATCCGATTCTATACAACCAACAAGGAAGCTATTGTATTCGACCTTGAGGATATTTTGAAGCAGCTCAACATTGAAGAGCAGGTAGCCACTGTCGGCCTTGTCATTGAAAAAGACGAGGCCGAGGTTGAGGCAATCGCTCAGACAATACAAGACGATTATCCGAACATGTACCTTCAGGCAAAAGAATACGGGCGAAATCTGACCTTGGCTTGTGCGGAGCTTCCGAACCCTACTAACCCGGATATTGTAACCTACCTCTATGCGGGCGATGATGCTACGGAAACTGACAGTTGGATTGCGAAAGTGAACAACACAATTCGTGCGCAAGGGGATAACAGTGAACGGCTCATCCATATTGACTCGAATCTCGCTGCCGTGGTAGAAGCAAACGAAACGGAACAAGGATACTATGCTTCCACCGTGTCGCAGCATGACAAGGCTACAAACGAAATGCTGAGTTTCCGGCAGATTGCAGAGTCGTTGGAAGCTGTTGGGGATAACTACAAGTACCAGAGCGCAAGCAACATTCTGACTGCAAGAACCAAAGCAGAGCGGAACTATATTGTCCGGCTTATCAAGATGTATTGCGACGATACCAAATACCTTTCCGGTGCTATGCCGCAAAGTGAGTACCCGTTCTGTGTCCAGAACGTTGACGCTCTGAACCAGCGTGATGCGCAGTGGTCCGAAATCAAAGAGTATCTTGCACAGGACGAGAATCGCAACAAGCTGGATGTGATTCTTGGCTTCGTGCCGGATGAGGAGAGCGACAAGACTCTAATTCTGCACAGCATTGAAGAAAAAGGGAAGGCCATGTCTGATTCTGAAATCGAAAAAGCATATAATTTGCTGTTTGGTGACTGTAGCAATGAATGAATAATCTTGCGCTTTCGTTCGAGACCCGTATAATTTAGCTTGTACGATAGATACCATCTACTAAGCACACTGTGTGCTCGTACAATTCACACTTCGCTTTAAGGCGGACTTCCCACACCGGGAGGTTCGCCTTTTTGCGTACAAAAAAAGGAGTTTAACTATGGATAACGTATGGACAAATCTTGGCAACCGACTCGAAACTGCTTGGAAAAGACCAACAAGGCCCAACTCTAAACGCCCGAAAGACGGTGAAATCATCGACGAAGAGAAATCGGTGCGCTGGAACAGGGAAGAGGTCGTTCGCCGACAGAAAGCTTGGGATGCAGAATGCTCTCGGCTGAAGAAGGCGCAGAATGCAGAAATCGAACACATCTCGGAAGCTATCGAACTTCAAATTCAGGAAGACATCAAAGCCGAAACGAAACGCAGCATTTCCAAAAAGGCTGCAACCATCCTCTGGCAAAAAGCCTACGACCGTGGCCACGCCTATGGTTTCGCTGACATCTACTGTGCCATCGAAGACTACGAGGAGCTGGTTGTTGCCGTACTTACAAACGCCCGCTGAACTCAACCACAAATCACAGAAAGGAAAAAATATGAAATTAAACGAATATCTCACAGAAAACGGCGTCAAGCTGATGATTAAAGGCTCCGGAGAAAATTATCCTCCACGCCAGACAAACGACCTCGGTATGTACGATTACGCCGAAGGTCTTGAAAACGTCATCGGCAAAATGGCTTGGATTTGCGATTATCGCGCAAATGCAGACCCGACCAAAAAGCCGATTCGTAACATCAAGCCTACCCCGGTTGTTGTAACGGACGCAAAAGAAACGAGCAAAACCATCTATTATTCTCCGGTCTATTTTCGGCCGGTAAATCGGGGTAAGATTTCTTCAACCGTCATTGCCCCATTGGACAACACCGGGTATCGCTGCTGCTCCGGCACTTCCGTCAACATCTTCTACACGAAAGAAAAGTGCGTGAAGTGCTATCGGGAGCAGGTTCGACAGGCAAACGAGATTTATGAGAAAGAGAAGGCTCGCATCATCAAAGAGTTCGACGCTCGCATGCAGATTCTCAATGATTCTCTCACGCCGTTCAACGATGTCCCGCAGAGCGACTACACCGTTGTTGCAAAAATGGATGTTACGAACGATTCTCTCGGATACAATGAGAAAAATCGGCATTTTTATCTCGAGACGACCCGAACCATGATTCCGACTCGCTATACCATCGAAATGCTCAAGATGCAGGCACTGATTGGCCTGGTGGATGAACTCCGTGCAAACACCACCTGGCAAAAGGGCGTCCCTTTCCGTATCCTTATCAGAACAACAGTTTTCGTGGATGGTATTGAAGATGTCAGCCAGGCCACAACGGAATCTCAAACCATTACCCTTTGATGAACTATTAAGAGCGCACGCCCCGTCTATAGCCGTAAGGCTTAGGTGGGGAGATTCACAAAAAAACAAAACAATACATATGTGAGGTAAAATGTTATGTCTAACAACATGTCTATTTCTTCCATCAAGGAATATTATAATAATCTCTGCACCAAAGCCAAAGAATGGAGTGCCGCCTACTATGAGCAGGATGCTCCGGTTGTAACGGATGAGGAATACGATTCCGTGATGCACGAGATTCGTGATATCGAAGCGGCACATCCTGAGTTCGTGACCGCTGACAGCCCTACACAGGTTGTTGGCGGCAAGCGTGTTCTCGGTATTCCGGTTGAACACCGTGTACCGATGCTTTCTCTGCTTGATGTGTTTTCCGATGATGAGGTCCGCAGCTTTGTGGATTCGGTGAAAGCTGAATACTCCGATGTGACCTTCTCTGTGGAGCGCAAAATCGACGGTCTGAGCTTGTCTCTTGTCTACGAACGTTCTGACGATGGTCTTGCCTATCTGACCCAGGCTTCGACGCGCGGTGACGGCCATGTCGGTGAGGATGTGACCGCCAATGTCGCAGCCCTCACTTGCCTGCCTCGCAGCATCGAGCTGCCCAAGGGTATCGGCAAAATCGAACTCCGTGGCGAGTGCTATATGTCGGAAAAGGACTTTGAAGCAGCCAATGCAAAGCAGGCGGAAGCAGGGAAGAAGTTCTTTGCGAATCCCCGCAACTGCGCTGCTGGCTCTCTGCGTCAGGCTGACCCGTCTATTGCACGGGAACGCAATCTGCAGGTGTTCGTTTTCAATGTTCAGAGCGTCAACAATGGTGATGCAGCACAGTTCAGCCCGTATCATTGTGACCAGCTGAACTATCTGCGTGACATCTGCGGTTTTAAGACCACCTATTACGCTCATTGCAATGACATTGATAGCATCTTGGCAGCCATTCACGACATTGAGGAAAAACGCTATGATATCGATTACCCGATTGACGGCGCAGTCATCAAAGTCGATGAACTGAGCATTCGCCAGAAGATGGGCGAGCGCACCAAAACCCCGAAATGGGCTATTGCATACAAGTATCCCGCAGAGGAAAAAGGAACTGTCTTGCACAACATCCAGCTGCAGACGGGTCGTACCGGCCGCGTCACTCCTGTCGCGGTCTTTGACCCTATCCAGCTTGCCGGAACCCGTGTGGAGCGTGCAACGCTCAACAACGCCAACTTCATCAAGACTTTGGATATCCGTATCGGTGACACGATTGTCCTGCATAAGTCTGGCGACATCATCCCGAAAATCACAATGGTGGAGTTGGAAAAGCGTCCTGCAGACGCTGTGCCTTATGACATGGCAAAGCAGGTCTGCCCCGTTTGCGGTGCGCCTATCGCACCGGTCAACGGTTCTGTGGACCTGTACTGCACGAACGACACCTGCCCTGCAAAGACCGTGAATCGTGTCATTCACTTTGCCTCGAAACCCTGCATGGACATCAAGGGACTTGGTCCTCAGATGATTCAGGACTTGGTTGACAGCCGGTTCATTGAGAACCCCGTTGACCTGTACTGGCTCTATGAGGAGGAAGGTGAACTGACCAACATGTATGGCGCGAAGATTGCCAAGAAGGTTCTTGCTGCCATCGAAAAGTCCAAGGAGCAGAATGCCGACCGCGTCCTCAAGGGCCTTGGCTACCGTCTCATCGGCGGTCATGTTGCTCGTGCGCTGTTTACTCAGTGCAAGGCTACGAATGGCAACCTTCTGACACTGTCCACGCTCAATGTAGATACCATCAAGGAGTACAACATTCCCGGCTTTTCTGATGCTATCTATGCTGCGCTCGATGCGATGCTTTCCAGCGCTGAATTTACGCAGGAAGTCAATACCTTGCATGATGCCGGTGTCAATCTTGACTACCATACTCCGGCAGGTGCCAATGATGAGTCTGCACCGCTCGCTGGTAAGACATTCGTTATTACCGGTACACTGCCTTCCATGAGCCGCGATGAAGCCAAGACTTATATCGAAGCGCATGGCGGCAAAGTTTCCGGAAGTGTCTCCAAGAAGACGAGCTATCTCGTTGCCGGTGAAGCTGCCGGTTCCAAGCTGGATAAGGCAAATTCGCTGGGCGTGCCCGTTCTGAGTGAGGACGACCTCAAGGCCATGTGCCAGTAAGGAGGTCTTGTGGTATGTATGACTTCGACCGCATCGTAAAAGCTGCGGAGTCCTGTGACTTTCACGACGCATTTGCCTCTGACATCAAACGCTGTGAAAATGCTCTTGGCATGGGTGGCCTCATGGCAATCAATGCTGAATGTTGGCTTGATGTCTTGAGCGCCATGCCGGACGCTGAAATCGCAGAATACGTCCGCACCAAGTACAAGCCCGGTCTCTTGAATCCGTTCAAGGGTACGTTGCTTTACATCAAATCTTAACCTCTTGCCGCTTGCCCTTTACCGGGTGGGCGGCTTTTGCTAATATGTGCGAATCGCGTACACTAAAATAATAGAAAGAAGGTATCAATAATGAAATCACATGAAGCTCCTGTTACCGAAAGCATGCAACAATGTATCGACTATATCAAGCAGAATGAAGATGAAATCGCAGAATATGTGAATTCGCTTTTTCTTGCTCAGAAGGATGTAATTAGAGAGCAGCTTTTGGAGAGTTTGGCAGCAATGCTGAACCCCATTCCCACTCATTATGAATGGCGCAGCAATGATTGCCCGTATGATTATTCTGGTGAATTGTACGAAGATGGAAAGGTATCTTTGGAGCAGACTGTTAGTGAATTTCTCGAGAGCGAATATACTGGTGCAAGCCGCGCAACCTATGTATCTCACTATGGTCTATCATATAACACATATGGGGATAGTCTCTCGGACGACACCCTTGAGATTGGCTGCTCCATTATGACCGATGGAATTAAAGATTTCGTACAGAGGAATGCAGGGATTCCGTGTGAACGATTCTCCCGTGAAGAATTTTTCGACATCAAAACCGAATGTAACGAATTTGACCCGATATACGACGAATGCCGCGCCAGCGATTTCTTTTGGGCTACTGCCGCTGTAGAATTTGCAGGCATTGACAAAATGACTTTGAAAGAAGTTCTCGCCGCAGTATAAATTGTCACGAAAGCCGTTCACCGTTTGGTGGACGGCTTTTTCTTTTTGACATTTTTTGCGATTCCCCGATAATAGTGGAAACACCCAAAACAACGTGGAAACGTGACGATGCCTTGGCTAGTATCACCTCAAACTATACGGTGAAAGCAAATCTGACTCCAGGTGATTGGAGTGGTACAGTATCTTTTGTTTGCTCTGTATCGGAGAACTAAACACAATGTTGCACGACTTTGCACGATGTTGTAACATTCTAAAAAGCCACTAACACGTGTGCAAACTTTTTTCAAAAAAGTTTATACAGCTTCTTGACGGCGTGTGCGACACCCATAAAATAGATAATGTAACAGAGATATCATTGATTTGCCATAGTTCATATACCTCCTGGAAGAAGGACAGATGCCCATATTGGGTTTCTGTCCTTTTTCTTTTTGAGGATTCCCGCAGACTTTCTGCGTTTTATATAGATTTATCCCACGGAATGTGGACTTCTGACAGCCGAAGAAAAGGCTGATTACATAGAATTGTCATGCTAATCAGCATGGCACGTATACACTGCGTCAATGTGTTTATATAGATGTTCCTGCACGCGAACGCCGCGTTAAGAGCGTATTTATATATACCGTATAACAATTACAAGCCTTCAAGGAGGACATTACCATGATTCGAAACATAATTTAGCGAGTAGACACCATCATTAGCAACCACGAAGCCAAAGCTAAGCAATTTGCAGTTAGCTATGGTTCATTCGTTCACAGTCTAATTAAGACCTAGCTGAGCAAAGATGGTGTGATACTCGCGCTCCTGCTGGAGCAAGTGAAACTGACCGAGGCCGCGAAAGCTCTGCTGCTTTTGGCAGTAGTATCAATCGTTGGCGCATTTCTTGTCAAGAAAGTCTTCAAAAACTACAACCACATCAAAGGATTGGCCGAAGACTTTCTGAAATCAGCTGACGTTTTCGGAGCTGTCAAAGAAGCAATTTCTGATATCGCCAGCGGCTCCTGCAAAACAAACAACAAAAAAGAATAATAACATCCCCGATATATGGGGCTCACATTGCTGTGGAGATAAATTCGAGAGCAGCACGGCAGCCCCACGTTACGGGGTTATATTATGGCTAAGAAGAATAACAACGTCACTTTCAACGTCGGCATCACCAACCATTACTTTGACGCTATTTCGCGCCAGAAGTTACCCATGAGCGATGCCGCTTGTGAGCCGGTTGATAATGCCATCTCTAATTGCAAAGATGCCATTAACATCTTGGTCGCGATTGTGAAAGGCCATGCCAAAAACCTAATCGGTGTGGTTATTGCCGACTGGGGCAATGGTATGTCTAAGGAAAAGCTGCCGGAAAACCTACAGTTTGGCAACGGCCACAGCAATGAGGGCCCGCTGTGCATCCATGGCGTTGGCCTGAATAATTTCATTTTGGTTGCCACCCGCAACAAGTATCCCTGGTTCATCGCTTCCAAGCAGCCTGGAGAGGACAGCTATCACCGCGTTGACGGCCCGTTCGCCACGACCATGACGATGTCCGAGCAGGAAGAGATTCCTATGGCAGATGTCGTTGTGCGTGAGCAGTTTAAGGCTCTTGGCGCTCCTTCTACCATCATCTATGTGGAGATGGACAAGGCTACCGCCAGCACCATGCTGACCAAGAACGGCAGCTGCGCTGAGAGCCGGGTCACCAGCCTGAACGTGCTGCGTACCTGCCTGGCTGAGCACTTTGGTGTCAAGTACCGCAATTACTTGGCACCTGACGCTACCGGCGTTGCTCCCGCCCGTATCCTGATTCCTGATTTCCATATGGCGAATGGCAAGACGTGCGATGTGCTCGTCAAGCCTATTTTCCAGCCGTATAAAGAGAAGCAGAAGGAAAAGAACTTCACTGTTGACTATGATGGGTACGAGATTCCTGTCAAGGTTGAGTGTGGTCAGCTGGATACGGATGCGACCAAAGGTGTTGTTACTGGTGGCTATGACTTGAAGCATTTCTACCAGAACAACATGCTTACGCAGGGCTTGGATATCCAGCTCGGCGAGCGTGTTATCGCCACCGCTCAGTTTGATACCATCTGGGACAAGGCTCGTCACCCGGCCTTCAACGCTTTCACCGGCGTTGTTGCTGTTGATATTTCCGGTCTGCCGCGTGGGTTCTTGAATACCCTCGCCAACAAGTCGGATATCGACCTGAGCGACAAGGGATGGCGTAAAATTTTCGACGCTATTGCCGAAAACGTGAAGCCTCTCGAAAGCGAGCCTCTCACTCTTGAGAAATATGCGCAGGATTTTGCAAATCGGCTGGTTGCAGACACCGGGAATGAAGTTGAACTCCAGTTCCCTCTGTACGCAAACCGGACTCGTATCGACGTTCTGGAACATATCGATGAGTCCCACTGCAAGATTTATGACTTCATGAGCGGCGTTGCTACTTTGAAGTCTGTAACCGAGCTGCGGACTCATTGGGATGGCATGGTTGCACAGGGCATTCAGCCTGTTTCGGCTGTGATGTTCTGCAATAAGCGCGGTCCTATGCTCAAACATACCTGCGACGAGATGAACACTCTCGTGCAGGCTATGAATGACGAGGACTTCTACATGACCCTCGAAGCTGCTGGTGGTGATGCGTCTAAGATGCCGCACTACAACTTCGATGTTATTCTTGACCAGAATATCCCCGTGAAGAAATAACATCACTTGCCGTCATCCGAAAGGGTGGCGGCATTTTTTATTGAGCTATTGCTTAAACATCAAGATTCCTCATGTGGAGTGTAGCGTTTTGTACCGATATATGCTATAATTGGCACAAAAAGGAGGAACCGACATGGCAGAAAATAATAACAACGGTGGCAAAAACACTAATATCATCACCAAAATTAACGATACCATTTCCAAAGTCCTGGGCGATTTCCCGCCCGTTGTTCAGACAATCGCAAAAATCGTTGTCTTCGGTGGGCTCATCCTGCTTATCGCCAAAGCCATCGGCTATATTTTCCCGGTTATTGTGAACGTTCTTTTCAACCTCTTAGTCAAAATCGTTGGCTTCTGCATTCTGGCAGCCTTTCTTTACGGCTGCTGGTACGAGGTAAAACTGCAAATGACTCGCGATGAAAACTCCTTCCTGCTGAATGAACGACTCAAGTATCAGAAAAAAGAATACGAGGAACGTGAGCACAGAAGACAAGAACGAGATAACAGACGATAATACATAATCATACATAGGCTGTCCAGCTTCGGTTGGGCAGCTTTTTTTATTTTCCTGTTGCAGGCTCTTGCGAATCGTATACCATAAAAAGTATGAAAGGAGTTTATCATGAAAACACTTGAATCCTTTTTTAGCAGAACTGCACAGTTTGGCTTGCTCATTTATCTGACCGGCTGCTTTGGCCTGTTGATTGTTTTAGGCGCTGCAGTCGCAAAATGGCTTAAACTCATCGACGTAATTCAATATATTGCCTTTGCTTTTGGACTTGGACTCCTCACTTTGCTTATCGGCATGGTGGGTCTCTCACTCCTCGGCATTAGGGGTATTGAAGAATTTTAGTGGAATGACCCCATCCCACTAAGTTCCTTCAATATCACAGGCGGATGTACTTTTGTACATCAAGATGACGAGCTGCACTTGTACGGTTTTCCCAGCCTGCAACCATGCGAAGGCGTCATCTAGCCAAGGGAAACACAACCTCCTGCTTCGGCAGGAGAGATTTATCGTAAAGGAGGTGGCGAATATGTCCACTGTTTATGTACTTAACAAAGACGGTAAACCTTTGATGCCTACGACTCGCGGCGGACATGTGCGCCACCTGCTTAAAGAGCAAAAAGCACGAGTCGTAAGAGCAAAACCGTTTACCATCCAACTGCTGTATGAAACCAATGATGTAGTGCAGCCCCTATATTTAGGCATTGACCCTGGTAGAACCAATATCGGCGTTGCCGTTGTTAAAGCAAATGGAACGGCAGTCTTTACGGCACATCTGGAAACTCGCAACAAAGAGGTTCCAAAATTGATGCAAGACCGTAAAAAAGCCCGCCGTGCAAGACGCACAAACGGCAGACGTTGTCGCCGTCAGCGGAGAGCTAAGGCAAATGGCACCATTTCTAAGAAGTGTGTAAAGCAAGATACTGCCCAAAGCAAGAATCCTAGCAAACGTGCAAAAGAAATTGGTGTTATCAAACGTCATCTTCCGGGATGCAAGAAAGATGTACTTTGCGTTGGCATCAAAAACAAAGAAGCAAAGTACACCAATCGCGCAAGGCTGGAAGGATGGCTTACACCCACCGCAAATCAGCTGCTCCAAACACACATCAATTTGGTAAAGAAAATTCAAAAGTTTCTTCCTATCAGTGATGCTGTGTTGGAAGTCAACAAATTCGCGTTCATGCGGCTTGATAATCCTAACATTCAGAAATGGCAATATCAGCAGGGACCTCTCTACCAAAAAGGGAGCCTTGAAAATGCTGTTTCCGAAATGCAGGAGCACCACTGTCTGTTTTGTGAAAAGCCCATTGAGCATTACCACCATGTAGTGCCGAAATCCGAGAATGGTAGCAACACCATCGCCAATATTGTTGGTCTATGTGCAGAGCATCATAATCTCGTTCACAAAGATGTCGCCTGGCAAGAAAAGCTTGTTGAAGAGAAAACTGGACTCAACAAAAAGTACGGTGCTTTGAGTGTATTGAATCAAATCATTCCAGCACTGACGAAAGAATTAAGTTTTCTTTTTCCGAAGCATTCCTTTATGACCAATGGTAAAAGTACCTACGACTATCGTGCAGCGCACGGTATAAGTAAAGACCACTGGCTTGATGCTTATTGTATCGCCTGCTCTGTTTTGCCTATCGATGTTTGCGATAGCACCATCAACAATTGTGTGCCGTATGAGCTGAAACAGTTCCGTCGTCACGATAGAAGAGCATTAAACAATGAAAATATGAACCGCGTGTACACACTCAATGATAAGGTGGTTGCTACAAATCGGCATAAAGCAACGGAACAAGAAGCTGCCAGCCTAGAAGAATTTCGCAAAGAGCATCCGAATGATGTTTGCAAACTCAAAGTAAAAGAGCACCATCCAACATACAGAAACATGAACCGCAACTATCCGGGCAGCGTATTCCTTGTCGGCAAGCAAATTCATGTAATGCAAGGAATAGCAAGCTCTAAAGACGGAAAAGCAACAAAATACAATGACACAAGAGCAACCACAATAGCCGCAGGGAAGTGTAAATTTGTTGCAAAAAATTCTGGCATATTGTTTGTGTAATGCAAATTCAGAAAGGCATTTAGTGATGAAACCACAAAAGAGCTTCAATAGCCACAGATATGCAGTACAAAGCGCGACAAAATTCAAAGCCAAAATCGTTGATGTTCCGTTCTGCGACCCTGAAAGCGGATTTGCGATTCTGGTTGCTTCCCGTATTGAAGACGGCAAGAGCATTGTCCTCAAGGGTATTATCCCGAATCCGGTCGAGAATGCTTACATCACTTATCAAGGACATTGGGAGCAGGATGCACGGCGGGGAACACAGTATGTCAAGGTCGAAAGCGCCGAGATTGACTATGAGGCGGGCGGCACAGACTCTATTTACGAGCTGCTAACCAGCGGAAATGTTCCGGGCGTTGGACCCGTAACGGCAAAGAAAATCATCAAAGCGTTTGGTGCCGATTCCCTCAAAATAATCGAGAAAAGTCCGGAAAAGCTGACAGAACTTGCCGGAATCAAAGAAAAGGCAGCAAAGAAAATCCACGATGCCTATATTCATATCGCAAAAGACCAGGAATTGATTTCTTTTCTACTTCCCTTCATCTCAATGCAGAAAATCAATGCCGTTCTGAAAGAGTACGGGGACAGCAAGCAGGCATTAGCCGCCATCAAGGAGAATCCGTATTGCCTATATCAAGATGTCAGTGGCATCGGGTTTGCTGCATCTGACCGCATTGCGTTGGTCGGGCTGGGAATGGACAGGAAAGACCAGCGCAGGGTGGAAGCTATCGTGCTGCATTCGCTTGAGGTGCAGGCACAGATGGAAGGCCATTCTTTCGTTTGGCTGAATCAGTTGATGGCCTGCGTGGCAACGACCGTGGAAAAGGAACTGCACGAATCACGAATTCCTGAACAGTCAATACGAGATGCTGTGAATGGCGCGAGACGAAAAGGACTGCTGGTGGCAGAAAAGTCTAGCGGGAACGCAAGCGGAAAACCTCTCTTCTGCGTTTATCTGCGCCGATACTGGGCACTTGAATGCGACATCACGTTCCTTTGCCATACATTGCACCACTGCATGAATGCAGCGTGCGGCATAGTCTCGAAAGCCGATGTGGATAGAGCTATCCAGAACGTGCAGATGAAAGATGGCTTTCTGCTGGACGACACTCAAAAGCAAGCAGCATACACGGTGTATGACAGTGACAGCCAGAACGTGACGGTAATCACTGGCGGCCCCGGCAGCGGTAAGACGACTATCATCAAAACCATCATTGAAGCGTTTATGGTTGCTAAAGGCAGCTACTATAAAGAAGAAGACATTCTGCTCTGTGCTCCTACTGGTCGAGCATCGGCAAGAATGCGGGAAGCAACAGGACACGCAGCATCCACGATTCAGTCAGCGTATTTTGGCTGCTTTGATAATGAAGCGAGTGTGATTGTGGTTGACGAATTCTCGATGTGTAACCTTGAAACGGCGCATATGGTATTCTCACTTGCTTCCCATGGCTGCAAACTGGTCATCGTGGGAGACCCTGACCAGCTTCCTGCAATCGGAGCGGGTAACGTCCTTCGGGACTTGATTGACAGTGGAGAAGTGAATGTATGTAAGCTCTCCTCCTGCCATAGAAATATGGGCGCGATTGTAGAGAATGCAATACACATCAATGCTGGTGAGCAGACGAGTACTTTCAGACAAGACGAATCGTTCTTGCTGATTCCGGCCACCAAAGGTATGGAAATCAGAACAACAGCGCTGTTCAACTACTTTCATTTCGTTCGAAAATATGGCGAAGTGAATAACCTGGACAATAGACATGCGGAGGATGGAATTCGTAAAGGTGTTCAGAATATATGCCTGCTTACACCGGTCCGTAAAAAGGGAAGTGGGTATATTTCTGCAACAGACCTGAATCTTTTGATTCGGGATAAGCTTAATCCGGCAACATATGAAAACAGCGGATTCATTGAATCCTTGAAAGGCGTACCGGAACAGGGATTCGATTACCGAATCGGTGACCGCGTGATGCTGTGCAAGAACCATAGAGGCAGCTTTGTAAACGGTGATATGGGTTTCATCACGAGCTTTGAACCGAAAGCCCTGGACCAGGATGGCGCGATGATTTGCAACGCCTATACAGTAAGGTTCGATAACCCTTGCGATGTGGATGGCGAATGCTTTGAGATGATTGTCAGCAGAAAGACGATGCAATCTGAATTTGCGTTGGCATATGCGATGACGGTTCACAAGTCACAGGGTTCTGAGTTCAAAGCAGTCGTGGTGGCGTTTGATACCGGCTGGAAACAGCTGCAGCAGCGAAATCTTCTGTATACCGCAGTGACTCGTTCGAAGAATGAGTGCAGAATTGTAGGCAATATGGACGCGGTCGATGTGGCAATCGATACGAACGACATTGAAAACCGCAACTCATTGCTCAAAAATAGGTTACAGCACTATAACAACGAAAAATACCTTGACATTCACATGACGAATTTTGGAACTTCCGGAACAGATTGTTTTGCGGAATGACAGAGGAGTAAACGATATGGCTAACATGCCGTTGACTGACATTGGTATTACGCCGCGAAAAGCAAGTCAATTTGCTAGTAAGGGAATTGAAACGGTGACAGACTTGCTCGGGTATTATCCGACCAAATACTTGGATTTCAGGAATCCTATCTCGTTTGCGGAAGGAAAATATCATCAAGGAGAGCATGTTGCCATCAAGGGTAAGGTCGTGAGTGGCCGAGTGATTGATGGCAAGCATTACATGCTGCGCCTTACGGACGGGAACACTTTTTGTACGGTATTCTGGTTCAATCAACCGTTCCGCACACGGCAGTTTTCAGTCGGCGACGTCATTGCGCTTGGCGGAGTCGTTTCCTGGAACGAGCAGTACAACAACATGACAATGGCAACGCCTGACTTTGTCACGACGGATATCGCGTCAGCTTTCTCTATCCAGCCGGTTTATCGGAAAATTAAAGGAATGTCGGTGGAATACCTGGAAGATGCCATTAAATTGGCGATGCCTTATACCAGAGAATGCTCGACCGAAACCTTGAGCCTGGCTCAGATGCGGGCGCTGCGTGTTCCGCCGATTGCTGAAGCCATTCACATGGCACATCAGCCGACCGATGAAAAGGAAATCAGGCTTTCCCGAAAACGCAGAGCGGTCGATGTGTTGTATCCGTTCTGCTATGAGCTGGAAGCAAAGAAAGCAGAAGCCGCAAAGGTGTCGTTCTGTCAAATTAAGAGTACGCGGGACGTTCTGAACAAGATGCGGGGAGTCTTACCGTTCAAGCTGACAGAGGACCAAAAGAACGCTGCTGAACATATGCTCACCGAGATGGAACACGGAGAACGTGTGGATACCCTGGTTCAGGGTGATGTAGGCTGCGGTAAAACGGTCGTTGCTGAGATTTGTGCATTAGCTATGGCAATGAATGGGTTTCAGTGTGCCGTTATGGCTCCGACCGTGGTTCTTGCCACGCAGCACTATGAGGAGTTCTCGAAAATCCTCGGCTCGTTCGGGTACAAGACGGTTTTCCTGCGCAGTGGCATGAAAGCAAAAGAAGAGAAATCGGTTCTCGAAGAGATTGAGAGCGGCAAGGCTCAAATCATTGTTGGAACGCATTCTGTGATTTCCGGGAAGGTCAAGTATCATAAGCTGGGTTTAACGATTGTAGACGAGGAACATCGGTTCGGTGTTGAGCAGCGTGAAGCACTCAAGCAGAAAGCAAAAGACGGCGTTCACAATGTCAGCATGAGCGCTACGCCAATCCCGCGCTCGTTGGCGAACACTTTGTATGGGGAAGGCACCGAAATCGTCAATATTCATACGATGCCTGCCGGGCGCAAGCCTGTAAAGACCATTATCTGGTCTAATGAAAACAGCTGCTACAAATCCGTGTATAACCAAATCAAAGAAGGACATCAATGCTATGTCGTATGTCCCTTGATTGAAGATTCGGATTCCGAGTCTCTTGAAGGCGTTGATTCGGTTGAGACGACCTACAAAAAGCTGACAGAATGGTTTAAGTCTTACCCGGAAGTGACAATCAAGGCAATCTCCGGCGACATGAAAGCCAAAGAAGTTCAGGAAGGAATTGAAGCATTTGCTCAAAATCAGGCTGATATCCTTATCTCTACTACGATTGTTGAGGTTGGCGTGAATGTCCCGAACGCTACGGTCATTGTTATCAAGAATGCGGAACGCTTCGGATTGGCACAGCTGCATCAGCTCAGAGGGCGTGTTGGACGCAGCAGCTTGCAGAGCTATTGCGTGCTTCTGTCTAAGGACAAGGAGAATGAGCGCTTAAAGACTATGGAGGCGACCAATGACGGTTTCAAGATTGCTGAAAAGGACTTGGAACTGCGTGGGACCGGTCAGATTTTGGGCGTTAAGCAGAGTGGCAAAGACGCGGTGATGGAGATGGCTCTAAACTATCCGCAGCTTTATCAAGCAGTAAGGAAGCAGGCGGAAATCCAGTATAAAATCGACCATCCGATGGGTTGACCCTGCTTGCGAGTCGCAGATAATAAAAATGTGGATATACCACATATTTGCTATTCGTGATTCGTTAGGAGGTAATATACAGTTGTTTGGAACAAAGAAATCACAAACTCAGCCGGAACCGGTTGAGACTATCGCAGCTCAGGAACATAAGCAGAGCATTGGGAATCAGGTGATGGAAGCATTGGGCGTTGGCGAGAACGGAACCGGGCTCGATGAAGAATCTGAAATCCTGATGCCGAAACAGAATCAGCGGCAACTGGAAGCGGAGGGTGTTGTGAAGGAAAGCGTATGTGTCATTTCCAAAGATGCAGTTATCGGCGGAGGCATCGATGTTAAAGGTGATTTGATGGTTGCCGGAAAGGTAATGGGTCATATCTCTGCATCGACTGTGACTTGCGTTGGGGAAACCAGCTACATCGAAGGGAATGTGACTTGCAACAAGCTTCGGATGCACGGCGGTAAAATTAAAGGTCATGTCACGGTGCGTGAGAAGGCTGACATCAATGGTGAAATCAACGGCGACATTGAATGTCTTTCTGAACAGACTGCGGCTTTTGGCGAACATGCGGTCGTGGCAGGGACTTATATCCGGTGCAGCATGTTGAAAGTCGAACCTGGCGCTCAGATTGCAGCAAAGATTGAAATGAAGAAACCGAATGCACTTCCGGCATCCACTGGCAGCAGTGAGACGCGGCAGAGAAGTATCCGGATTCCAAACCAGACTCAAGCCATTAGCTCCTGAGGAAATCAAATCACAATCACTTGGAGGAAATAACAGTGAATAAACTGAAATCCATCTGGCAGATTGAGGATTTGCGAAAAAAGATTCTCTTTACGCTCCTTCTCATTCTGGTATTCCGCCTTGGATGCAGCATTCCGGTTCCGTTTGTATCCAATACCGCATTGGATTCGATGTTTTCCAATGACAGTATCTTCGGATACATGAACATGCTGTCTGGCGGTGCTCTTTCTCGATGCGCGTTCTTTGCGTTGGGTGTGAGTCCTTACATTAACTCGTCCATCATCACTCAGCTTTTGTGCGTGGCACTCCCAAGCTGGGAAGCACTGCAAAAAGAAACAACTGGAAAAGGCAAACTAGACGAGTACACCAAACGAATTGCTCTGGCAATGGCTGCAATCATGAGCATCGGCTATTACTTCGTGCTCCGCAATTACGGAGCTCTTGAGTATACGGCAGGGAAAAGTGGGTTCTTCGCGGCAGTTGTTATTATGGCAACTTTCCTTGCAGGGTCTCAGCTTTCTGTCTGGATTGGCGGCCGAATTGATGAGTTTGGAATTGGCAACGGCGTTTCAATTCTGATTTTTGCCGGTATCGTGTCTCGCTGGACCGACATCAACACGATTGCCCATAACATTGCCGTTCAGGTCGAGAGCGGCAACTGGCTGTACTCTCTCGTGGGTATCGGGATGGTAGTTGCAATGCTCTTCGCCGTGTGGTTCGTATCCTACAGTGATGGGGCAGAACGTCGTATCCCCGTTCAATACGCAGCACGTAAATACAATGCAAGAGGCCAGGCTTCTTATATCCCCGTAAAGCTCTTGATGAGTGGTGTGATGCCGATTATCTTTGCTGGCGTTATTATGAGTATCCCGGCAACGGTAGATATGTTCGTAGACGCCACAAAGCACGTAAGACTTCATTCGGCCCTTTCTGTATTCTCTTCCGGCAGCTGGATTTACTATGCCATATACGTTATCCTGATTGCTCTTTTCAATTTCTTCTATATCGAGATTCAGTTTGATGCTGTTTCGATTTCCAGCAACCTGCGCAATCAAGGCGGCGCAGTGCCCGGATATCGGCCCGGTCCTCAGACAACCGAGATGCTGAACAAAGCATTACACAAAATGGCACAGACTGGTTCCTTTTATCTGGCCATCATTGCTCTGATGCCGATGGTGCTTAGTTTAATCAGTGGAACTCAGATTTCTTTTGGTGGTACAAGCTTGATGATTATGTCCAGTGTGGCGCTTGAGGTTGTGCGCAGCATGGAAGGATATCTGACTGTGCGTCATCATAAAGGATTCTTGGGATAAAGGGGGAAAGGCAAATGAGCATTATCGAATTTATCTTGGGCCTTGTGGTATTGGCAGCCAGTCTTGTCGTGAGCTGTGCATGTTATATTGTCAAAAACGAAAAGGGTGGCTTAAACGCGGCTCTTGGCGGGGCAAGTGACTTTATGACGACTCGCCGGAATGACAACAACTTGAAAGTAAACAAGTTTGTTGTGAAGGTTGGCGTTGTGCTCACTATTGCGATTCTGGCTCTAACAATTATCGGTGCCCACTTTTAAGGAGAAACGCTGTGAAAAAGAATGAAATTCGCTCGATTCCGGCCAAGGTAGCCGATACGCTGCATCCGTCAAATGTGACTTGGCTTAGCGCTAAGGAAACTACAAAGCGTACGGGTGTGATTCTTTGTGTGGTTGCTGCGTCAGCTGCTTTTATGATGTTGGCGGATACGCTGTTTGGCGCAATGCTGAGATTTGCAATTTAAGGGGGCACAAGGTATATGAAGAAACTGATGGCTGCTATGCTGTCGTTTGTTATGGCTATGATGCTGTTGGCGGGGTGTGCGTCCGCTAGTACGGATAATACGTTCTCGGACCCGATGCAGCAGGTTTCACTGTCCAATGATGAGATGCTTACGTCTCTGAATAATGCGACCGCAGCACTGCAGGAAAATATCAATAAGACGGATGATTCCGCAAAAGTTGAGCTGGTGGTTGCGGATGACGGAAGCTGTTCCGTCTATGCGTCCGGCAGCAACACGGAAAGACAGGAGCTGTGCAAAGCCGATTCCGTTAAAGCGATGTTTGAAATTTACTATGAAAACAACTGGATTGATAAAGATGGCAATGTCAGTTCAGCAGGGTGATTTGCCACAGGAGGAGAATACAATGAAACGTTTGTTTGCGGGAACACTCGCGCTTGTAATGACATGCGGGCTGCTGTTTTCTGGGTGTGGGAAACAGATGACCCCCGAGGAAGAGGCAGCGTCTCAGGAAGCCGCCATTTCTCAGCAGCTGCAGGATGAAGAGAACAAGACTGGCTTGAAACGGCTTATCAGCAACAATTTAACTGAGTATGAGCAGCCGGTTCATGATTTTATCGAAGGCTTGCAGGATGGGGATGCTGAGAAGACGGCAACGGCACTCGGCGTTCCGAACACTTTCGGGGAAAAGCTTCAGGATTGGGTCGTTGTCAATGACTTTGAGACGTTCCAGAAAACGGATATGACCAATATTTGTCTGAACTCTGCCAAGGAAGGCTCGAAAGCTGCTATCAATGTCTTTATGAAAACTCCGGAAGAAGTCACGGCGGATACCTCTCCGGATTATACATTGACAGCGGAATATACAAACGGTGCCTGGGTTTTGAATCCACCAACCGGAATTCTCACCGATTATTCCTTCACAGTTCCGAACAACAAGGTGAGCTTCCAGGGAACAGACCTTTCAAGCTACACGGCAAAGAATGCTGAAACCGGCGTATGGACCGTAACACTTCCCCGTGCTCTGGACCTCGATAGTGACGCTGCCTATGTAATTTCTACAGATATGGGCGACTTTAATGGCCGTGTCTATCAGGTCGTTGCTGATGGAAATAAGAAGCAGATGCTGCTTGCGGATATCGATTCCGATACAAGAGACGCTTATCAGAGCAAGCTCTCTGCTGTCATGAAGGAAGTCTATCGTCTCCTTTCCATTGGGGCAGGGGAGAGCGACTTCTCAAACGTTCTGCTGGATTCCAATGAAATCTCGAACTGCGTTCCGGAACCAGTTGACAGCGATGATGATGTGGAAGCAATTCAGGCTAACGCTGACAAGAAAGCCCTCGGCGCATCTGTTACGTCAATTACGGTAACGCCCGATGATACGATTGAAGGATACCCGGATGCGTATACCTATCGGCTTGACGGGAACGACGGCGTGAAGATGAACGTAAAGCTGAAAGTATCTACAACAAACGGCGATGCACATATGAAGGCAACGATTGGTATGCGCATCATCAATGGTGCTTGGAAAATCGTGTCGATTGATTCGAAGCGCGATATCTTTACAGGATTGTCTGTACTTGACCCTGAATGGTGATTTTGTATGAGATATGCGATTCGACAGGATAGAAAGGTTCGGAAACCGCTGCCTGGATGCCAGCTGACGGAAACCGAGTGGTTGGCGTGTTGGGATACGCTGAACAAGGGCATTGAATCCCAGGATGACGAGACAATCCAAAAATCTAAAATGCTGGTTCGGAGCGCAATCAAGAAAATCTACACAGAACGGTATCCAAAATCCAAGAAATGTGTTGTTTGTGGAGAGACTTGCGGAACATCAGGACTTTGCAGAAAATGCTGGCGAGCTCTTTCAAACAATGCAGTTCTGAGGTCAGAGGGGCATACGCAAAAAGACCGTGTTGCAAATCAGCAGGGGCCTTGCATCGTATGCGGTCGGACACCGGTTCTTTGCCGGAAAGTGTGCAATCGCTGCTACGCCAAGATGCGTGCCCATAAATTTACCACGACAGAACAGCTGATGGAATACATCAGGGATAAGAAGCAAAAGAAGTAAGGCAATCAAAGCAAATTGAAGGTGAACGAAGATGATTGACTGTAATTTGGGCCCGGATTTCAAATCCTGTTTTCTGGGACATAAACAAAGTGAATATGGCAAAACGTTCACCGTGAGATTAGCAAAACATATGTGTTATGAGGATGCACGGCTTGTTCAGCATTTCGTGAATCAGAAAGCAATGCGGCAGTGGATTGATGCTGTCACGAATTTCTGCGAAGGGAATAATGTGCTGCGGGACTGCCTTATCGGGATGACGGCATGTTATGTCGATTACTTCACCAAAGAGTGTGGAACGAAATCTGCCAAGGCAATTATGCAGCAGCAGACCAAAAAGCTGGAAAGCATCCTGAACGGAACCTATGTTCCTGAAAAAGCCGAAGCTGAACCGTTTGCTTCCAACCCAAACCTCAAGTCTGATATCAGCCTCACTTCTCTGATTGTTGATGTGGATGCAGAAAACATGAAGTTTGTTCCACCGCCAGTCCCGGCCTTGTCAAAGTGTGCGAATTGAATAGGATGAATATTGTAAGATAGATAACAATAGTTTTCTACCAAAAATAATATTCACAACCCGTAAGCGGATTCTCTATGTATGTAGAGGGTCCGCTATTTTGTTTGCTTACACAAAGAAAGGACGGACAAATTATGCAATTCTCAGAGAACCAGAAATACTATCTCAAACGTTTCGCAGCTCTTCATATGCCGGAGATAGGCCGGAAAGCTGCCTATGTGCGCCAGGAGCTCAAAACTACCTGGATGGCGGTTGACGCTACATCCGTTCCGGATGGCGTGGTTTATGTCTATCACAATAAGGAGTACAAGCATATCGAGGATATTGTGGCTGATGTCCTGAATATTCACGGTGATTCAGCCAAAATCATGCAAATCAACAATTCTCGGCTTGCGTGCGAATTACCGACATTCGTAACGTGGGAAAAGGCTGAAACCCTCTATACGATTCCGGGAGACAAAGAAAAGCGCGAAATCGTGACATGCATGGACTATCTTTCTGTATATGGCATCAACCCGGATGAGGTCTATGCAATGCAGGTAAAGAAATCCTGGATGACAACGGGAGTTTCGTTTGACCCCGAAGCTTCGATGGAAAGCGGAGACAGGA